GCTCAAATAGCATACGATTTATACAGTAGTTCTTGATGGAGTTTATTTTATGTCTTTATTAAAAAATTCAATTAGCCCAGACGGTTTTAGTTCCATTTTAGGTGGAGTAAAAGAACAGACAAATATTTCTGAAGTTTCTGAAACTATTTCTAACTTAGGTATTTCTAATCAATCTATATTAAGTAGTGTAGTAGCCAAAAATGCAAATACCGTAGTTGCTAATATTGAATCCTTAACTTCATTAAGTGATATATCTGATCTTACATCAATACCGGATATTGGCCCAGTAAGATTAAAAAATCCTATTGAAGGTTTTTTCTCAGCATTTACTAGTGCTCCAAAAAATAGTAGAGCCTTACAGGCAATAACTGGCAAAGCACCTATACTAGGAAATTTAAAATCTCACGTAATTGCATCATCGCCCTTTTCTATTTTTAGTACCATAGGTAATATTAGTGGTATTAATCCAAACGATTCTTTAATAGGTCAACTTACAACTGCAGCTGCAGATACAGTTATTTCAAATATTAAAGATACAACAAGAGGAAGCTCATTTGCAAATTCTCTTGCTTCAGCAACTATATCCAGACTTAGTTCTACTAATAATTTTGAAGGTGGCATACTAACCAATTTACTTCTATTAGGAACCGATGTTTTAAGAAACGAGTTAGTGTCAAATACTGATGGTTTATTAAAGGATTCTGTTTTAAATCAAGCTATGCAAGAAATAGTTTTAGGCAGAAAAGAAAATGCTGTTAATATTATACAAAGAGGATTAGAAAGTTTACCTAATCGACCTTCTAATATAGATAACATTCTTAAGAGTGTTTATAGTATAAATCCTTCAATATCTAATGTTGTGGCTAGTAGAGGTTCTGAATTTACTCAATTAAAACCAGCAACTACTAAAGTAGAAAGATTAAATTCAAACGAACAGAATTTCCCTATTTCTTCTACAGTAGATAAAGGTGTTCCAAGTTCTTATGATTTTAAGTTTGTTGATAGTTTAGAGGAACTTATTGCCGACTTTAGAGGAACCAATAGAGAAATTACCGAAACTGTTGTACACTGGACCGCACATTATATGGACCAAGGTCATGTTGGTTCGGAAGAATTGCATAACATAGCAATAAATAGAGGATTTTCAGGATGCTCGTATCATTATATTATTAAAAGAGATGGGTCACTTCAAAGAGGAAGACCGTTGAACCGGATCGGAGCACACGCAAAGGCTAACGGTCATAATAAGTATAGTATAGGTGTTTCAATGGTAGGTGGATATAATTGTAATAGTGGTAATCCACACTACAATAAATTTATTAGTGCCGAGTCTATCACATCAGAACAATGGAATACTTTAGATCAATTTCTTAAAGCTTTTTATGTTGTATGGCCTGGTGGACAAGTTTGGGGTCATAACGATACTGATCCAGAGTCAAAGGTTGATCCTGGAATTGATATGCAAGAATATGTGCAAAATAAATTTAAGAAGAAAAATAAATCTGCATCAGGAACGCTTCCGCCCTTGTCTCCTTCCGAACTTGTGGGAGCAAGTAATACTAAAGCTGTTCCCGAACAATCCGCTGTGAATACTGTAACTTCTGAACCTACACAAAATTCGGAAATAAATAATAACACATCTTATAATATTAATACTAGAGATTTTGTTTCTATAAAATCGGCAGCTGAAAGAAATGGTCTTTCCGAATTAGTAAAACTTCCAGAATGGCCATTATCAGAAATTTTAAATGCAGCAAAAAGCGGAAAGTATCCAGTAGGTACAACATTTAATATTTTTGATGCAGATGGGATAAACTCATTTCATGTAGATAAGTGGCAAGTATGGGAAAGTTCTTATGGAACTAAAACTTTAGTAGAAATTACCGATAAAGATGCTGTTGCTAGATTAAACAGAATGGCAACAAATGGCAGATACACATGGATAACAGGATAAATCATGGTTACCGAAAATGATAATATAGAAGAAAGAATTGCGACCGACGGAAAAGCTCAGGTTAATAATGAAGGTGTGCCTACAGACGGATTTGTTGACCCAGACGGAAAATATCCTAAAGACGAATATATCGGCGAACCATCAGTTAATAAGGGATCACGTGGAACAAAGGTTCATAATTTAAAAATTAAAAATGGTTCCATAGGCTGTGAGACAACTTTAGTAAAACAACCAAAAGCGATATACCCCTTAAATCAAGTGAACGAGTCAACATCTGGTCATGTGATTGAAATTAATGATACTCCTGGCGGAGAAAGAATACTTATTAAACATAAAGATGGCGCAGGTGTTGAAATAAAACCCGATGGTACTATTATTGTCAATAGTTTAGGTAATAGAGTTGATTTAGTATCTGAAAATCATACTATGGCTGTAGAAGGTAATGGTTGTATTACATATTACGGCAATTTAAATCTTACTGTTCAAGGTGATTATAATTTAGATGTGAAGGGTGATTATAATGTAAAAGTTGGTGGGAATAATATATTAAATGTTATAGGCAATTATCGTAAAAATATTGTCGGACTGTTTAATGAAGTAATACAAAAAACTAAAACATCTACTGTACTACAAAAAGTTGCTAATACATATTTAAGCGGATTCGGTACTTATACAAAAGGGACATTTAATAATGAAGTAGATGGTACTGCAGAATATTCACATAGTGATAATACATATATAACTTCTGAATCTGAAATTAGTATGTCTTCACCAAATGTAAATATTGCCGCTTCAGATATTTCAGTATTCGGAGATGATGGAACTATTGGTGGTGATAATGTAACAATGTTTTCACAAAATAGTTATGTAGATAGAACTTTGCATGCAAGTGAAGTCGAAGCAAAGAAAACTATGAAAGCAAAGGTATTTCATGGGAGTTTAAATGGTACAGCAAAAGGTGCTATGAAAGCTGGTACCGCTGCTCTAGGAGCCTCACATGGTGGATCAGTAGATACAACTTCACACAGTAAAGAAGATCCTGTAGCGCAAGGTAATAAATTTAAGCCCACTTCAACTATTGTTAATGCATTTCTATTTAATGAGGATAGAGGTGTTAGAGAAGTTAGAATTGATAGAGATGATGGAATATTACATGGTATTAATCAAATAAAAAATTCAGGTGGTATTACTGATAAAAAATTAAATACGAGTGAAGTCAGATCAAAATTAAAAGAGCAAACAAATTTAAATAATAATAAATTTTTACAAAGTCAGGTAGACAATAATAATTTAAATTCTGGATTTGCTTCTGTAGCACCAGAAAAAATCGGAAGAATTAAAGGTGAAGCTCAAACTGCCAGAACTGGTTATACACCAATAGGATCGAGACGAGAAGAAGCTTTAAGTAAAAAATATACACTTAGAGAGTCTTCCTCACGTGGCGTAGAAAGAACTATAACAGTTGATCCACAATATGACCCCAATAAACAGAGTGATATTACTATGGGAACTAATCTCGGAAATGGTGTTCCTATTTCTAAATTTATAGCTAGTGCTAAAGATCCAGTAAATTTAGATCATACTACTAGTGCCGAACAAAGAAAAGATATAGCAAGAAATTTATACCCACATTCAGAGATAATTAATATATTCTATCAACTCGATCAATTTCAAGGATATAATTTAGTTGTTGCTGAAGGTTTATATAAACCAGGGCCAGAAGAAACCTTAACTCCTGGTGGTGTAAAAGAAGCTGCTAAAGATGGTAAGTTTGTTGTATATGAAGTTTATGATTCATTTACTGGTCAAATTTCAAATAATAAATCCTTTGATTTTGCGGTCTACTTAAAAGATAATGTTAATTATGAAAATTTAATTATGTACTATGATAACTATAATACTGATGGATCTTTACATTCTCAAGTAGGTGTTGGTATGCCAACCATACCAGAAAATTATACTGCATTTTTTAATAAAAAAATTGAAACGGTTTATAACGGTACTTCACAGACAACAGCAGACTTAATCGAAGTATTACCTTAAAAACATTATAAATAATACAATAAAATAAGAGAAAAATATGCCATCAAGATCCTTATCAATTGAAGATAGAAAATTAGATGCTGGAGTAAAAATAGTTGCTCCGAGCAGTAGAATATATTCCGATATTGATTTACTATTTAAAAATAAAAAGAATGGTGATATATTTAAAAAAACTGATGCTAATGCAGTAAAGCAGGCTGTTAAAAATTTAATACTTACTAATCACTTTGAAAAACCTTTTATTCCGTTTTTTGGTGGCAGTATTAGAGATATGCTATTTGAACTTGGAGACGAGTTTTTAGATTTTGAAGTAGAACAAAGAATAAAATTAGCAATAGAGAATTATGAACCAAGAGCTGAAGTTATAGATGTATCCAGTACCTATAGAGATTATGCAAATTCTCTTGATGTCTCAATAACTTTTGTTGTATTAAGCACAAACGAAACAATTACACTAGAAACAGAAATTTCGAGGTTGAGATAATATGGCCACAAATATCACATCAACAGCTTTAGATTTTGATACTATTAAAAATAGTTTAAAAACCTATTTTGCACAACAACCGGAATTTTCTGATTATAATTTTGAAACATCAGGTCTTTCAAATATATTAGATGTTTTAGCATACAATACTCACTTTAATGGTCTTACTGCAAACTTTGCCACAAATGAAGCATTTCTTAATACTGCACAATTAAGATCATCTGTTGTATCTCATGCTGAGGCATTAGGTTATAGACCGAGGTCAAGAACACCTTCATCGTCATCTCTTACTTTATATGTTAATCTTTCCGGTGTTGCAAATCGTCCTTCATCTATAACTTTAAATTCTGGATGGGAATTTAATGCATCTAATGAATCTGAAACTTTCAAATTTATAACAGATAAAAACTATACAGCAGAAGATGATGGAAATGGATTATATTCCTTTACTGATGTAAACGGAAATTCTAATATTAAAGTGTTTCAGGGAGAGTTTAAAACTAAAACATTTATTGTTGATGATACAGCAGAAAATCAAATATATGTGATCCCAGATGAATCTCTTGATACTGGAAAAATAACAGTAAATGTTTATGATACACCAACATCTACAAAATTTACATCATATTATTTTTTAGATACTGCTTTAACCGTAGATTCAACTACTGCATTCTTTGATATAAAAGAAGCACCAAATGGATACTATGAGATTAATTTTGGTGATGGTAAGAGTTTCGGCAAATCTCCCGCAATTGGAAGTAAAGTTGTAGTTAGATATTTTTCATCAAGAGGAACTGATGCAAACGGTTGTTCTGGATTTAAAAGTGCGAATAGTTATGTTTTAAACGATGTAAATTATCCGGTTAATATCCAAACACAAAAATCTTCAACAGAAGGATATGAAAAAGAAACAATAGAATCAATTCGTAAATTAGCACCCTTACAGTTTGCATCTCAAAAAAGATTAGTAACATCTGCAGATTATAGATCAATGATTCTTTCTAACTTCCCTGTTGTAAAAGATGTTGCTGTATGGGGAGGGGAAGATAATGTACCTATTGATTATGGTAAAGTATATATCAGTCTTCAATATCAAGATGGGACTTCGGAATCTGTAAAAACAGAAACCCAAAATAATATTGAAACTAATTTTACAAATCAACTTTCTGTTATGTCAATTTCAAATAAATATGTAACACCTGAGGAAACATATTTAGAAATAACAGGCAACTTTAATTATGATCCTAGTTTAACTAATGATACTGGTTCTGCAATACAAACTTCTATTACTAATTTTTTACAAGAATATTTTACAAATACTTTAAATAGTTTTAATTCGTCTTTTAGTAGATCAGAAGTATTAACAGAAGTTAGTGATTTAAATAGAGCCATACTTTCTGCAAAGATGAATATTAAAGTTCAGCAGAGATTAAATGTAACTGTTGGTTCTCCAAAAAATTATAATATATATTTTCCAGTAGTATTAATTCCAGCAGAAGCCCAAGATTATAGTATTGAATCTTCAATGTTTACTTATGGTGATGATGCGGTTCGTTGTACTGTTAAGAATAAATTAAATTCTAATATATTACAAGTTGTATCGACTACGGGAACTGTAATCGTAGAAGATATTGGTAGCTATAATTATCAAAAGGGTAGTGTTAATTTAAATGGCTTTGCTCCAGTCTCCATATCAACTGGAACTCCTTATATTACATTTAGTTCAACCCCTCTTGATCAGAGTATGATTTCTCCACTTAGAAATTATGTACTAAGATTGGACACTGCAAAATTAAGAATGCAGCCATTAAAGAATGAGCAAGATACAAAGGTAGCGC